AGAAGACGCCCTGTTTCACAGATTCCATCGACGATCGCGTTGACCAAGTCAAGCGGGAGTAGATCGGAAGCTGCAGTGAGGTCCGAAGACAGGATCCAGCCAGACTGGCCGGAGAATGCCTTCAAAAACTCGAGGTGGTCGCCACTTAAGGCGGACAGCTCGGGCATGGTCCTCATCGCAGCCGCGAGGCGCATACGCGCCTGGTGGCCTAAGAGACAGGCCTCGGTTTCAATCTTTGTGACGATCCGGGCCTTGAGGCCCCTTTCGTACACAACAGACGCAATCCCGAGAGGGGGGTTGGCATGGAGGTCTTGATACCGCTCACGAGCGTGAGCGAGGAGCCGTTCCTTAACCCAGCCGTCCCACCACTCCTGCGGAAGCAGGCCTGGAGGACGAGGGCAGGGAGGCTCCGTGTAAGGAAGACCTTCAAGGATCTCCCGGCAGCGCGACAGGTGCCCCCCCTTACGGACGGGGTGCGTGACGCACGCAGAGTGCGATAGGCCGACAACCCCTAAAGGTTTCTCGTCCTTCCGCAGGTAGAGGGTCGCCCACTCTCGAGCGAAGGCTTTCGCCTCCGCACGAAGAGGAAGATCCGTTACAAGGGACGTCGTTAGACGCTTCTTGTGGAGATCCAGGCTCTCTTCTACCACTCTGCGATTCGCAACTGGCAGAGCCCTCTTCCCATAGGAGAATTGCGCCATCACTAGATGGCGGTTCCCTCGGGTGGAGGGTGCCAGTTGGCGGATCACCGGGTTACGACTGGGATTCACCGACCCATTGAGAAAGCACTCACGTGATGAGCTGAACCACTTGCCCGCAATAGCGAGCGCGTGCTCAACACCTTCATGGAGTGCGCGTCGAGCAAGGTGCCGACAGCTCCTGTGAAGGACTCTGTTGGCCAGCTTGACCGACGCCTCAGTGGTGTGAATCGCCAGCGCAAGAGCCCTCAGCCCGGTAATCAACCGAGCTGAGCGCTCTGGTCCAAGATGCAAGCACTCAGACAGTAACTTATCGAACAACAGTGCGCGACCACCCGGACCCCAGACGGGGTTCGAGTAGTCGGCGCCGTTGTCCATCCTGGCCGGGGCCTCCTTTGTCAAAGGAGGTCTCCGGTTAGCGAGGTTCCTCTCCCTCCCTTTAGGGGGATGGGGGGTCTCACGGGCAGCGGTGTTCGGACGGGGACCGCTAGAGTATCGAGTACTCCTCATGCTCTCAGCGCGTCTACTTACCGTAGCACTCTGTGGC